CCACGCACCCATTGAAGCCACGTTACAATATGGAGTTTCGTGAGCAAATGCCAAACATAGCCACGGCAAGTGAGGTTTATCCTTATGTTTTCTTTGGATTTTCTTCGTCCAATTCGCTTCAAAATGTTAAAGTGCTTACCTTTGATGTGTATTGTGTAGATGCGATAGAGAATGATAGGAGCAATATTATTGACGTTATCAGCGAAATGGAAATGCTTATAAACGACGTGTTTAACTATTTATTTGAGAATGGGTATATCTCAGAGAATGTTGTAAAGACACCATTAAACAATTTCGATTTAGACTACGTCGGTGGGTGGGTTGCCTCATTCGATATCGTTGTTGACCAAACTTGTACGTATGGCGAACTATAAAGTAAAATATGCGTTAAGGAATAGACTAGCAAGGTCGTTGCAGTCAGAGATTCAGAAGCAAGGGCTGATTGACTACGGCACGCTATACGATTCCATTCGTATTTCAGCCGTCAAGTCAGATAGGCTCAATGAGTTAAGTATTACTATCAATGCAATGTATTACTACTTATTCTTAGATGCTGGAACGGAAAGAGGTATCGAACCGCACTTCATCACGCAATATTGGCTTGATAGACCCGATACTAGGGCGGTTTTAAACGAAATAATAGCTGACTTTATTCAGTGGCAAATTAAAGAATACCCGCTTCTTGACGTGGCGAAAATCTTATCAAATCCAAAGGTTACAATCGACTTCAATTGGATCGAAGACCCTTACGCTGGGCTTCCAACTTCACCAACTTACAACCTAACTATTTAGTATTTTTTTCATACTTGCTAGGTTGAAAGCGTAAACAATAGGGAAGTTTAGCACGTCGTCAATATTGGCGATTTTATTGTCTGCGAGCCAATACAAAAACGCTTCCCATGAGTACACCGCACGTTGTTTTTGTTTCTCAATTTCATCTTGCAATTCTTTCACCTCGTCGGGCGTTAATCCTGTTACATCGACGTTTTCGTCATGCTTGGAAAATAAATCTTCATAGTCGTTGAGCAATTTATTTCTGAACTCAATGTAAGCATTTAAACTAGCTATATAGTTACTTGCTTCATGGTCAAGAAGTGACGTTGCTCGTGCTTCAATGTTGGTAGGCGTTGGCTCATAAATCTTTTCGCCCCACTCGTTTAGCTTGTTTTTCTTGTGTAGGATTGCAAATGCGTAGTGATGTAGTTTGTAGTCAGTGGCGTAAGTTTCAAGATCTATGAAGTCGCCAAGGGTTAGCTGTGTAAAAGGTATTGCGTTTGAAGTTGACGACGATTGCAACTCATTATAGCACTCATGTAGTAGCTTGTTAACTTCCGTTAACGACCTTTCAGAAACTTGCTCAACGTCTTCATTTAACCACACGCTAACGATACTTAGCGTGCGGTCTAGTTCATTATCAAAGTGCTGGCGTTGTAGTGCCAAGACCTCAAGATAATCACTTACTTTCATCAAGAGTTTCCTTTGTCTTTACAGCCAGAAATTCAGTTATTTTTGCAACTGACACAACGAAGTCTTTCGCACTCATGTGGTCAAATATCCTTGCCTTATGCTTAACGTGCGAAAGGTCATAATGCTCAGTTGTAGTCACCCTTTCGTCTTCGTAAAAGACCGCTACAAGACCAGCAATTCCCAAGCCTTGCTCATTTACTTTGCTTATGAATTTAGCCAGCTTCACGGTCAACTCACGGTCTAAATTAAGACTATAATGCCCTATATGGTCGACTAGTTCAAATTCCTCATTAGAAGGCTTCATTGCTTCGGCTAATTTATCTGAAAAATCAATAGGCAAATCGTCTATGTCCTTTTGTGGCACTCCTATTGCGGTTAGCAATGCTTCTAATTTCTCAATGCCTGAAATGTTGCCATTTTGCACAATACCACTAACATAAGACCACTGTTTTAATGTCATTTCTTCTACCCTTGTCGGATAGTCATGTCCTTTAATTGTTATCATTTTGTTCTATTTTATAACAAATGTAATAAAAAAAAGGTACATCGCTAAAACAAAAACATTATTTGGTATGGGATTACCGATATACGAGATTAATACAGAGGATGCTTTAGGGATTGATGAGGTGGCATTTACGTCGAATCCTGCTATAAAGGTTAAAGGCTTGGCGTTCAATTCCCACAAACGTTTGTTTTTTTCGGACGATGTTAAGATGCGAGTGACAGCCCCTGCTATGATGCCAATGGAGATATATCGAAATCAAGATGGCGAGGAGTTTTATGTGAAGTTTACCGATGAGCAAATTGAGTTAATATTCAAAGACTTAATGAAGCGAACCCGTGAGGGTAACTTATTCAACTTCGAACACGACAAGGGTAAAAAGGTAGATGCTTATATTCTTGAAGCGTGGATAGTTGAGAACGAAGCAACAGACAAGGCTAATACGCTGTATAATTTAGACGTTCCAAAGGGTACGATAATGCTTACCACACAAATAGAGAATGAAGCAGACTACAAGGAGATAATCGACAACGGTCGTGTAGGCTATTCCATTGGCGGGAAGTTTAATTTAAAAGAGCAACAATTTAATAATCAAATGAATATGAGTGAAATGAAAGAGGGCGAAAAGTTCATCTTCAAAGATGGTCAACTTGTACGTTTTGAGGAGGTAGAAGAAACAACTAAAGAAGTTGTTGAGGCTTCAACTGAAGAAGAACCGAAAGAGGAGGCTAAAGAAGAGGTTGAACTAGCTGAAGAAGAAGCACCAGCAGAACCAGCAGAAGAACCGACGAAAGAGAAAGCACCACCAGCATTAACAGAGGATGTCGTTGCCAAGATGATTGACGAAAAGGTTAATGAAGTACTTAATGTCATTGCTGAAATAAAGGCGCAAATCGAGGGCGAAAAAACAGAAGCTGTTCAAGAAGAAGAAGAAGAAGAACAAGTTCAGTTGTCAGCAATCGAACGATTAATAAAGTTAAATCAACAAGTAAACAATAGAAAATGAGAGAGTTAAAATTCAATTTAGCAGTACAAACAAATGCATTGCTTTGTCCAAACCCGCAAGAGTTCTACTCAAAGTCGTACATCAATGAGCAGATAGTGGACAATTTCCGCACGTTACCGGGTATTAAAGCGGGAACGAAATTAGCTAATGTGACATTCGGGCAAGTTACTAAGGCATCAACGTGTAATTTCACAGCCCCCACCGAGCAGTTAGATGCTATCGACATCGACGTTACGCCGACTTCTGTAATGGCTCAAATCTGTCAATTCGATATTGAGCAGTCGTTCTTGTCATTACAAATGGCGCAAGGTTCTAACGGTGATTTCTCTGTGCCTTCGTTTATGAGCTACTATTGGAATGAGTTAGCATTGAAAGCATTAGAGGAGCGCAACTTACGCCGTTGGCAGGGGGATATTTTGTCAGCAAACCCGAACTTGGTATTGGTTGATGGTCACTTGAAAAAGTTAAATGCTGACGCATCTGTTATCAAGATTACTGCAATAGCTTCAACAACAGCTAACGTTGTGGCAGAGCTTACGAAAGTTTACCAAGCGTTGCCAGCACAAGTTCGCGTTAAAACTAAGGAGCTCCGTATGTTCGTTTCGCCAAATATTGCAGCGAACTACCGCATTGCAACGGCTTCGCAAAATAACACGATGTATATCACGCAAGACTTGGGCTTGACATTCTTAGGTATCAAAATGGTTGAGGATGCTGGTTTACCGAACAACGTAGCAGTGTTCACAACTAACTACAATTTGATTTATGCGTTCGATGGAATGTCTGATGTTCAAGAGTTGAAAGCGATTAACCTTGCGGACACAACAGCAGAGCCTTATATCCGCACTCGTGCGAATCAGAAAGAAGGCTACTTTCATACCAATGGAGCTGAAATTGTGTTATACAAATAACCATAGTCGGTGAAAGAATCGTTTAAGGTGGTGGAATATCTGCCACCTTTTTTTTGTAAAATTTAAAATAAAAATATTATGGCATGTACAACATTATCTAGCATTACCAAGGGGTGTACCAATAACATCGGAGGTATAGTTAGCATCATCTTAAATGACAAATCAAATATTACTGGAGCTACCATTGACACTGCTCAATGGGAGGTTACAGCGATAACAAAGACCTCCCCTTTCGTCGAGTTCCAATTCGCTAGAAACGTAGGGAACTATACAGAAGAAGCGCAGATTAGCCTAGAGAATGGCTCAACATTCTACAAACAAACTATTATGTTGAAGTTATTCTTGCGTGAGGCTTCTAAATCTAAGGCTATTAACATCGCAGGCGAGGGTCAACGTGATTTGGCTATCGTGGTCGGTGATTCGAATGGCAACTATTGGTACTTTGAGAACGCACAATTAGCAACGGACACGGGTGGTTCTGGTACTGCTAAGGCGGATGGATCGAACTATGAAATTACTTTCACATCTGAATCGCTACACAAGGCTTACGAGGTTGACCCAACCATTATTGCTGGGCTACTTGCACCATAAGATTTTATTTTGTTCTATGAAAGGCACTTTTTTAGTGCCTTTTTTTGTTGCTTCAACATTATAATGTATGATAGTAGTAGATAGAGCTGTATTGTCAACGTTTGCTGTGCCACTTATGGACGTGGCAACGATTGTTAACCGTGGGTATTTGTTCAAGATTGTGCATCGGTTTAATTACACTCCTGCTACATACTTAGTACCAACGAAAGTATCAGAATCGCTAAGATTTACAACATTTACGCATACTTTCAATTTAGCTAGTGGCGCATACTCCTACTATATCTTTGAGTATGACACGACACAACCAACACCAACGGACGAAACGGGGCTGAATGAACTTGCGAATGGGATTTTAAAAATAATAGAAACTTCAAACATAGATGGCAATATTTACCTTTAAAAAACAGCAGGCTGTTGAAGAGAAAACGATGACTTTCTCAACGCCATTCGGTAAGATAGGCAATGGCAACTTGTCACTTCCTTACGTGGCCAACAACCTTACGCAAAACCAAATGGTATTATTCGGGCAAGATAACCTTTACCCACAACTATTGGTTCAGATGTTCTACACATCTCCACTTCACAACGCAATATGTAACTTTAAGGTTAACAGCGTGCTCGGTGGGGGCTTCGAACTGGTCAAGGATATTACAGCAACCACCAGCGAAGATGTTAACTTGCGTGCAATGCGTGGTATTATGCGACTTGATGAGAACATAGACAGGATGTTTTTGGATATTATCATTCACGCTCGTTGCTATTTCATTCTACATTTCAGCGATGATAAAGCTCTATTAAGAGTTGAGTATATTGGTGCGGAAAAAGTGCGCACGAATGAGGATAAATCAGTCTATTATCTTAACAACGACTGGTCGATGAGACTTGCGACACGCACTATAAAGCCTTACACACGTGAGAACCTAAGAAGTGAAACTAAACTTCTGTTTTGTTATGAGAATATGTGTGCAGGTCAAGATATATACCCTATTCCTAACTACACAACGGCACTAAATTGGGCGTTCTTAGATGGTGAGATGAGCGTCCTTCAAAAGGAATATATCGTGAACGGTATATTTCCTAGTTTCATGATGAGTTTTCCACAGCCTTTCAAGTCAGATGAGGAAAAAACCAAGATGAAACAGACTATTGAAAGTGGTCGTGGTGCTAGAAATGGTGGGAAAATTATAACATTCGTTGGGCGTGGTGTTGATTCGATTCCTAAGATAGACACTATACCCGTATCGCAACTTGACAACGCATTTCAGAACACTACTGAAAGTATTGATTCTAAGATTTGTCAGGCTCATACCATTGACCCTATCCTCATGGGGATTCGAGTAAGTGGGAAGCTTGGTAGTGGTAGCGACATTAAGCAGGCGTACACCATATACGAGAAGAATGTTGTAATGCCACTACGTAGGGAGGTGGAAATGGTTGTTAATTCACTTCTTAATATTGCACGAGTGAAAGGAAAGTTGGTGGTAAAAGATTATCAAATTATCAATGAAGAAATTGTTGATGGCAGCAACAAAGAGATGATTAAATCGCTCAATTCTATGAGTCCGCTTGTTGCAACTAAAATACTTGATGCAATGAGTGAAGACGAGGTAATAGGTTTGGTTGGATTAAAAAGAAGTCTATGATATATTTTGTTACTGAAAATTGGTTAAAAACAAAAATCCCACTTACGGCTAATATCGACATGGCTAAAGTATTTCCGTATGTTGAGAGTCAGGCTGATATGAGGTTACAGCCTATACTAGGTACTTACTTCTACACCTACTTACTAGGGAAATACAACGCTCAAATGCTTACAGTAGATGAGCAGAACCTTGTGAAGAAGATACAATATGCTATCGGCTGGCGTGCTATTGAAGACTGTATCTTGGGAATCAGCTTCGAGCTAAAGAACAAAGGAATACAGCAACAGAGCGGTGACTATTCAAACCCGACGACCCTTTCAGAAGCCAACTATATTGAGGGTCGTATGGCAAAAAAAGCAGAGTTTTATGAGGAGCGATTGATAAAGTGGCTGCAAGCGAATAGCTCCCTATTTCCACAATTCTTGGACGAGCAAAATGATAGCGATATGAAGCCAATAAAGGCAACGAACACTGGTTATAACGAATCAATATTTTTTATGTGATATTATGGTAGGAGAAACAAAAATAAGTGAACTAGGTTTATTAAGCTCGCTAAACGGTACAGAGCTAATACCGGCCATTCAAGACCAAAGTGGCACATGGGTTAATGGTAGCTTAACAATTAGTAATTTAGGACAAATGACAGAGGCAGAGATGAACGCCATTGCATCCCCTGCCGTGGGGTTGGAAGTCTTCAATACGACTCGCGATTCTAAGATGTTCTACCACTCTTTCTTTGGGTGGACACCAGTAAGCATATCAGAAAATCCGTGGTGGGGGTATTCTTTTTTTAATGAAGTTACTAACGTTAGCGGTGTTCCTTGGGCTATTTCAGTTCTTAACGGTGGTAGGTTAGAAATTCCCGTACCAACAGCATTATCGCCTACTGTTTTATATGGATTAGCTACTGGCACAACTACTAATGGTGAAGCTAGGGTAACAACAAACAATTACTTTATAGCTAGTGTAGGAAAGAAAAGAGCAGAATCAAAAGTTTCAGTAAACACCTTAAGCACATCTATGGAGCGTTATGTTTGTTCTGTCGGTTATCACACTGCTGGAGTCTTAGACCAACATAGCGCAATGTACTTCCTGTACGATGAGGGTGGCGTATCAACAGGTTCAACTGCATCTCCTAATTGGCAATGCGTTTGCGCTAACGGCGGAATACGTACTTTCGTCACGACTTCTGTGCCTGTGACCGATACGTCTAGCGGCGCAATGCAGAAGCTAAGAATAGACGACGACGGAACTGGGGCAAACGTTAAGTTCTACATAGATGACGTATTAGTAGCGACCATTACTACCAATGTGCCTACTTCTGTCAATTCACTAGCTAACACGGGCAGAATATTAAAACAAGCAGGAACAACACAGCGTGTGTTATACGTTGATTACATGCAGATGCAAGAGAAATTCAACACTCCAAGGTAATTAGCAAAAAAAAGAGATATGAAAAAAGAAAAGATAATCGAATATGTGATGTTAACTTGGAGCGCCATATTGACATTCATCACTCCTGCAATATATGCCATTGTCCTATTGCTTCTCTTCATGATAATTGACACGTTCTTAGGTATTAAGAAAGCTAAAAAAAAGGGGATTGAAATCACAAGCAACAGACTCTCTGATTTTTTTGCAAAATTAATAGGTTACAGTGTGTTCATTTTTATCGGCTTAATTCTCGATAAAGCATTTCAAATTCCATATATAGTGTGGATTTTGGCGATTGTTCCGATATACATTGAGATTAAGAGTATTAATGAGAATCAAATAGAACTTGGAAAGAAAGGCGTATTCAAGGAGGTTGAAGATGTCTATAAAATGGTGTTAAAAGTAAAGCGTAAACGTGATGAACTTCGTTAAATCAATAGTGTTAGTATGTTTAATTAGTGCGTGTTCTTACCAATTCCATGAGAAGAAATTCTACCAAAAGGGCGGTACTTTTAATTGCATCGCCGATACTATTACCATTACTGATACTATCATTGATAGTGTTGGTAATGTGGTGGTTGTTACTCGTGATAGCATTATTGCTAAACCAGTTGTTAATTATGTTCCTAGGTATGTGTACAAGTACAGATACTTGCAATCAAAGGACAGCACGAGAGCAGACACTAAGATAAAACAAGCCGAAATAAAGGCTAATTCTAAAGTGAACAAGGCAAAGGTTAAAGCCGATGGGGAAGTAGCTAGGAAGCAAGCTAAACAAGGTATATCGCAATGGTGGTTACTGCTTATTCCGTTATCATTTCTAGCGGGATTTTTTATTAAGGGGAATTAATTTCCTCTTTTTTTTTGCAACAAACTTTTATTTGTTGTTGCATATTAAATATTTATTCGTAGTTTTGTTGGCACTTAAAATTAAACAAATATGTCAAACGAAGAACAAAACGGCTTTTTTGCTAATACCTTGTTAGCTGCTGCCGTTTCACGATAATGCCTTGAGCGGCTTTGTAAAACTCAATTTAAAAAATGGAAGCAGTAAGTTTCAAACCCGATTACTTGGCTAAAATTGCCAAAGTATGCCATCAAGCAAACAAAGCGTTTTGCGAAGCTAATGATGACAATTCTCAAAAAGATTGGCACGAAGCAGAGGAATGGCAAAGAGAAAGTGCTATCAAAGGTGTAGCGTTTCGTATTAACAACCCTGATGCTGGACACGATGCTCAACACAATTCTTGGATGCAAGAAAAAGTTGATGCAGGTTGGGTGTTTGGCGAGGTAAAAGATGCAGAAGCAAAAACACACCCTTGCATTGTGCCTTTCGACAAATTACCAAAGTTTCAACAGCAAAAAGACGCTTTGTTTTGTGCGGTTGTTGATAGCTTGAAGTAAATTATTGTGGTTCGTAGGATGCTCGGTGTCGGGTGTCCTACGGTTGCCACTAACGGTTTCGGGCTTGGCGATGCCACGAAGCAGAGCCTTGTGCGGTCGGGTGGTTGCGCCAAACCCGTGTTATAAGCTGGGCGGATTAATTACCGAAAATGTTCATTTGAAACACGAAACAAAAAATTAAATAAAAAAGCGAAGGGATGGAAATAAACAAAGTATATAATGATGATTGCTTTAATATTATAGCACAAATGCCAAACGATTATTTGGATTTGGTTATAGTAGACCCGCCATACGGTGATGGCATTGGTTATGGCAGAAATGGTAAAGAAATACTAAACAATGAAGACGAAAGTATTAATTACCGTTTTTTGGATGCAATACTTCCAAAAATGAAACGAGATACAAGCCTGTATTTATTTAGCAACCATAAATTTTGCTACCAAATAAAAGAGTATGCTATTAAAAACGGCTATAATTACCGTATGCTTTGCGTTTTGGTTAAAAACAATATTGGTATGGGTTACGGATTTAGAAACCAATACGAGGTTTGTTTGGTGCTTGAAAAAGGCAAAGCAAAATATAATTTGAACGATGTAAGTAATGTTTGGAAAATGAAGCATATTGCACAGGATGATAATAGCCACCCACATCAAAAAGATTATGATATAATACGCAAAATTATATTACACAGTAGCAATACAGGAGACTTAATATTTGATGGCTTTATGGGCAGCTTTTCAACCGCAATAGCTTGTCATAAAGAAAAACGTAATTTTATAGGGACAGAGCTTGACCCTAAGTGGTTTGCAATGGGGCAGACTAAACTTGAAAATTTACAAGCACAAATCACTTTATTTTAAACAATATGACAAAAGAACAAGTAACAGAGCTTAACTGTAAAAAGCACGTTAAAATTTACAAGTTAAAACAACTTGGATTAAGTAACAAGGAAATTGCAGAGGCATTGCAAACCAATGTAGGACACGTTTATAACGCATTGAAAAAATACGATGCAAACGATAAACTGAAAACGGATGCTGACCTAATTACTGCCTAAGCAGTAAAAGTGCGGTGGGGCTTTTTTATTTAATTTTTTGAACCGGAATGATTATTTGAAAGAGTCCGCCCGCCTTGCTTATAACTTGTCGCTTGGCGAAGGTGGCGATTTTCACCACAAATGCCGATGCGTAGAACGAATGTTGAATATAGCAGTAAATGTAGAGTGGGGTACTGCACCGCCACTTTTGCCAAACGTGTGTTATGCCCTGTTTTTTTGCGTTGGAAATCAGTAAATTAAAAATAAATTACAGAAAAGTGTATTTGATAGTGTATTTTTATTTGGTAGTTAATACAGAAAGCTGTATATTTGTACTATACAAAACGAGATAATTATGAAAGCATTTAGATACAACAGCGAAAACAGAAGCGACAGAAAATACAACAACTGCGGAAAAGAGAAGAACCCAAATGCCGTAAAATTTTACGCTTCAAATATGGATTACGCTAATAACTACAAATTCATCTACAACGAAGATGGCGAGGCTATTTCTGAATGCTCTTTAGAAGTGGTTGAAATTGAAGGCGTAAATCTTTTTGATATGTCTAATAACTTCAAATCATTATCTACTTACAACAACTACATTGCTTCTGAAATAGGAGCGCAAATGAGAGATTACACACGCTTTATGAATAATGCTAAAAAAGCAAGTGAGCGCAAAATGTGGGCTAACCAAATAGAGCAGTTAAAAAATAGAGAGAATGAGTTGATTTCAAACCTAATAAGCAATGAGTTTCAACCATTATCTGATTTTGACAGACAAAATGAATTAGTAGCAGAGTTGAAAACACTTGGATTTGATGGCTACACTACAAATAACGAAATAGCTATTTTCTAATGAAAGAGTTAATCAACTGGCACGAACTAAGCCGGCGATTGTCGGGGAATGGTCAAAACATCCGCCCTAATTCGATACCGAAAAAATACGAAAAGAAAATTGCTCGTTTGCTAAAAATTCTCGAAGTCTGGGAGCGTTGGCAAAATAGGGCATAACGTTTTGCAGCTATGCCCAGTTGGGCAATTAAAAGAACAAATTTTAAATAACAGATAAAACTTAATAAAATGGAAAAAATGGAATTAGTCTTTTTATCAAATGGTCAAGCCTGTTACCTAAAAGAAAAAATAGGCGGTAAGTATATCGTAAACAAAGTTTTTGAATACGAAGATGAAGAAAATGGCTGGCAAGAAATACAGGATGCAAATGATGTTGTTGTCGATGCTATATTTAAAAAGCCGCCTGTTGAAAAAATAGATGCTGAAATTAAAGAATTGCAACTTAAAAAGAAGCAAACACTTTCTGAAATTTCAGAACTTGAAAGTAAAAAGAGAACAGTTAAAAATGAAGTTGAGCAAATAACTAAAACACAAGTTTCTAATAGCAAATTTATTATTAATAGAAGTGATTTAATAAATGCAAAAACGTTGGCTTTGTTTATGAAAGACCGTCCATTGCCAAAACTAATGGATAGTACCAATAAGTCTTTTAGAGGTTTAAAAGTTTCATTAACTGTTGAAATATCTACTGGACTTGAAAGAAGCTGGGGTTATAGTTTGTATTATGATTATGATGGAAGTGGTGATTACTTGTGTGAAAAATATGGCATCCTCATAAACCCAACACAAGAGGAAATAGATGCAATGATAGTTAAAAGGCTTTCAGAATTTAAGTTTAGCAACCATTGGATGAAAAGCGTTGATGATAAATATTTGACAGCAGACCAATTGAAGCAAAAAAATGAATGTTTAGAAAGTGAAAGGGTCAAAGAAAAAGAGAAATTAGAAAAACAGATATTAGAAACGCAAGAAAAACTTTCAAAGTTGCAGAGTGCTAACACTTGCCTGTAACGTTTTGTGGCTTGGCGCAGTGGCGGATTTCGGAGCAAAAAACCTTCAATCCACCACTAAAGCTGATGCGAGGCACAATGTTGAATTAACCACGACACCCGCCATTGAGCCAAACGCATGTTATAGCCAGTAGCGGATTATTAACGATAAACTTAAATTGAAAATGAAAGCAGAAATAATACAAGCGCAGAGGGAAATTATACAGGGGTATTACAATAGGATTGTGATGCAGCAGCCCGACCTTGAAACCATAATACAATGGCTCGAAGATGATTTGCAAACGATAAGAATGGATGACCTTGTATTAGATGCAGAGAACATAATTAACGCACCTAAAGACCCACACGAAGTTTCAAAAGTAAAATGCGATGTGTGCAATTATGGTTGGGTCGCTGTTAGACCATTAGGATTAACAAAGTTAGAATGTCCGAAATGTGGCGGCTTATGTTCATTTGAAAACGAAATGTAGCTATTGGCTATAACGTTTTCGGGCTTTGTGTCAGTTTGCCCTTGCACAAACGCTCAAATTATAGCAGAAAGTTTATAGGGCAAATTGCACAAAACCCGTGTTAGTAGCTGGCGGGATTTTCAGCACTAAAGCTCAATCGAAGCACTAAAGAAAAAAGTATTAAAAATGTGTGATGGCAAAAATGGTTTTGAAAAAACCAAACATAACTTCCCCTACAAATGGACTTTGAAGGATGCGGTATTTACCAAAGATAAAGGCAAAGTATTTAGTTGCTTTGCTTGTGGTGGTGGTTCAACTATGGGCTATAAATTGGCTGGATTTGATGTATTAGGATGCAATGAGATTGACCCTAAAATGATTGAAGCATACAAAGCTAATCACAACCCAAAATATGCTTATTTAGAGCCTATACAGACTTTTAAATTAAGAAAGGATTTACCAAAGGAATTATACGAACTTGATATTTTGGACGGTTCGCCACCTTGTAGCAGTTTCTCAATGGCTGGAAATAGAGAAAAGGACTGGGGGGAAGAAAAGCAATTTAGAGAAGGACAAGCGATGCAAGTTTTAGACACTTTGTTTTTTGACTTTATTGATTTGGCAAAGGAACTACAACCGAAAGTAGTAATAGCCGAAAATGTAAAAGGATTGCTAGTTGGAGAAGCAAAGCAATATGTAATACAGATTTATAGGGAGTTTGCGAAAGCTGGGTATAATGTACAGCATTGGCTTATAGATGCTTCGGATGTGGGTGTGCCACAAAGGAGAGAAAGAGTGTTTTTTATAGCACTAAGGAATGACTTATGTGATAAGTTTATGCACCAAAAGGATTTATTTACACAAGCACCTGAATTAAATTTAGATTTTAAAGAACCTAAAATAACATTTGGAGAATTTTATCAAAAAGAAATTGATGACAGACCCGCTTCAAAAGGCAAAATGTTTGAATATTGGAGCAATAGAAAGCAAGGAGACGAGAGTTTTTGTGATACAATAAAAAGGACAGAAGGAGCAGAAAGGTGTTTTACAAATAAATATCTTTATCAGGATATTGTGCCAATGACTTACACAAGCAATTCAGATGTTATGTATTTATTTGATGAATACAGAAAGCCAAATAAATTTGAAAGCTGTTGTATTGGTTCTTATCCTTTAGATTACAATTTTCATAAAGTGCAATATAATTACTTAATTGGAATGAGCGTTCCGCCTGTAATGACTGCACAAATAGCAAAAAAAGTATATGAACAATGGTTGTCAAAAATCTAATGGCTGCGGAGCAGACAAAGAGGGAGGGAAAATTTTTAATACTTTTTTCTATCCTGAACTTCAATCGAAGCACGTCCGCCCGCTTGCTACTAAC